AAGCATTAAAAAAGCAATTAAAAGAAACGGCGGCGGGTTCGGAAGAGTTTAAAAAGCTTTACAATCAAATTGATGATCTTGAGGATAAGATTAAATCATCAAAGAATGCCTCAAGCGATTGGATTGATTCATTAGAGAGTGCGGGTGGCCCATTGGGAATGGTTGGAGCTGCATTGAATAAAGCAAAGGTTGCAACTCAATCATTTGGCGGTGCCTTAAAGGCAACCGGCATTGGGTTATTTGTTGCGGCTATTGGGGGGCTTGTTGCGGCATTTAGCCAAACCGAAGGTTCAATGAAAAGATTTCAACCTTTATTGATTGGACTTCAAAGAATTTTTGGCGGTATATTAAATGCGGTTGATCCATTAATTAACTCTTTTGTTGAACTTGCAACAAGTGCAATGCCTTATGTAACAAAAGCAATTGGGACTGCTTATTCAGCAATCACATCATTTTTACAAGGACTTGGGATGGTTGGATCAGCGGTTAAAAAGTTTATAAGCGGTGATTTTAGCGGAGCCTGGGATGATGCCAAAAAATCAGTAACCGAGTTTGGTAAAAGATATGATGAAAGTAATGCAAGATTTATAAGCGGTACAAAAAAAGTAACTGCTATTGAACTAGGTGAGCTTGATAAAAGAAATACAGCGCGTGATAAATTTGCCGAAGATGAAAAAACTAGACTTGAGAAAGCAGAAGCAGATGCAAAAGCATATCAAGATTTTGAAGTAAAAAGACAACAGGATGCTAATGCAAGAGAAGAGGAAGCGGCTGCAAAAAAGAAAGAGGAAAGAGAAAAAGAGGAAGCGGCAAGATTAAAAGAGGAGGAACGCAACGCCGCTAGTATGAAAGCTAGCACCGATTTTGAAGTACAACTTGCCAAAGACTTAATGAAAGTCGATGAAGAGAATGCAGAAAAAAAGAAAAAATTAGTTGAGGAAGAGACTGCAACAAGAGTTGGATCGGCCATGGCTATTGCAAATGCTACATCTGCATTAGGTGCAATAGTTGGTGAGCAAACAATGGCGGGTAAAGCATTAGGGGTTGCATCGGCTTTAATCAATACATATGTCGGTGCATCCGAGGTAATAAGAGCAAAATCAGTATTGCCGGAGCCATTTGGTACCATCCAAAAGATTGCAAGTGTTGCGGCTATTATTGCAACAGGATTAAAAACAGTTAGGACAATAACGGCGGTGCAAGTTCCGGGCGGTGGTGGCGGTGGTAGTATGCCATCAATGCCATCAATATCCGCACCATTGATGCCTCAAGTATCAACAACGACTTTAAACCAAGCCCAGGTTAACCAAATTGGTAATGTTGCGGCGCGAGCATTTGTTGTCGAATCGGATGTGACCGGTAACCAAGAGAGAATCCAAAGACTTAACCGAGCGGCTCGAATTAACTAAAAGTACAATGTTCTAATTTTTTATATTTATTTATATGACTTTACCTATATACGAGCTTAAAATACAAGAGGATATGGAGGATGATGCCGAGGTATCATTTATTGCACTTGTTGATAAGCCGGCAATTCAAAAGGATTTTGTGGCATTTGCGGAAGAGATTATGAATCCAAAGCGCATTGCATTTGCTATTCAAAGCGAAGATAAGCATATTATTAGTGGCCCATTGATGCTTGCAGATGCATTAATTTATCGCAACAATTCAAAGTTTGGCGAACACTATGTTAAATTTTCAGCGGAGACAATTAAAGAGATTGCCATCAAATTTGCTAAAAAAGGGTACCAACAAAATGTCAATTTGATGCATGACTCAAATATGAAGCTTGATGGTTTGGTAATGTTTGAAAGCTTTATCGTTGATAAGGCAAGAGGCATTTTACCTATGGCCGGATTTGAAGATGCAAAGGATGGCTCATGGTTTGGCTCGTTCTATGTTGAGAATCCAACCGCCTGGCAGTTAATAAAGGAAGATAAGGTTAAGGGATTTTCGGTTGAGGGTTTCTTTGACTATGTTTTACCAATTGATCGTGAAAAAAGTTATGCCGAGCAAAAACTTGCCGAGCTAGCAGATTTATTAAAAGTACCTAATTCATTAAAATAATATATATAAGAGTATGGAAAACGCACAAAGTATTTTAAACAAGGTCTCAATGTTCTTTGCAGAATTAGTTGGAGACCAAATGCCATCCGCAAGCGGTGATGTATCCGGTATGACTCCGGTTAAAATGATGGAGGCCAAGTTAAAAGATGGCACTATCGTTGAAGTTACTGAGTTGATGGTTGGTGGTATTGTAACTATCGAAGGTGTTGCAGCCCCTGTTGGAGAGCATATGCTTGAAGATGGTACTGTAATTGTCCTTGGTGACAATGGCGCAATCATGGAAATCAAGCCGGCAATGGAGGAAGAGGTTGCACCCGCAATCCCCGAAGAGCCAATCGGCCAAGAGGACATGAGCGCAAAGTTTGCTGCATTCGAGAGTGCAACAAATCAAAAGTTTGCATCTTATGAAGATAAGTTTGCAGCATATGAAGTTAAATTAACTCAAGCTAATAAAGTAATCGAAGGATTAATGCAAATTAGCAAAATGTTAGTTGAAGCTCCTCAAGCTCAAGCAGACTCAAGCGTAAAAAATAGCAACGCATTTAGCGAAGTTAAAAGAGATGCAAGAGTGGAGTTTGAAAATTTCTCAAAATCAATTTGTTCTTAAAAATTAAAATTATAAAAAAATGGCATTATCATTCAGCGGCATAAGTGCATATACTAAACAAGAGATTGCACCTTTATTAACCGAGGCTGTATTCGCAGCAAAAACGCAATCTTTAATTAAGAGCGGTGGTATCTTATTACCTAAAACAAAGTCAAGCGTTGCAGTTCCAAAACTTGCAACAAATGCAAACTTTCAAGTTGATGCTTGTGGTTGGAATGCTTCTGGCACTACAACTTTGAGTCAAGCAACTGTAACAGTTGGTAAAATCAAATTAGAAGAGACAATTTGTCCAAAAGATTTTGAAGCTTACTTCTCTCAAGAGGCTTTAAAAGCGGGATCAACTTACGAAGATTTCGGATGGGCTGAATTTCAAACAAAGTTCACCGAGCAAAAAAACAAGATGATTGCAAAGCAATTAGAAGTTGGATTGTGGTTAGGTGATACTGATTCTAGCAGCGAAAATTTAAAGCGTTTTAATGGCTTAATCAAAATTATTGATGCTGGTTCTCCTGTTGATGCGAATGTAAGTGGTTATGTAAGTGGTGGTCCAATTGCAACAATTACTGCTTCAAATGTAGTAAGCATTTTAAATGCAGTTTACAAAGCTATCCCTGTTGAGATTATCGATGCAGATGATTTAAAAGTATTCGTTGGTAACGACACATATCGTTTAGCGGTTATGGCTTACCAAGCATTAAACCTTTACAACTACAAAGTTGATGGTGATGCTTCTCAAACTTTCATTATCCCAGGTACTAATGTTGAATTAGTTGCGGTTAATGGTTTGAACGGAACAGGTGACATATATGCTACAACTTTGTCGAACATCGCAATGGCGTTTGATCTTGAAGCAGAAGAGGAAAACTACAAAATTTGGTATTCCGAAGATAATAACGAAGTTCGTTATAGAGTAGCTTTCAAATTAGGAGTTGGCGTGGCTTACACAACATTATGTGTTAAGTTCAAAGCAGCAATCTAATTAAATTATAATCAAAAAAAGGCGGTGAAATAGCCGCCTTTTTTTTAAACTTTTTTATCATGGCATGTGCAATAACAAGCGGTTACACGATTGATTGTCGCGAAAATGTAGGCGGTTTATCCGCAGTATATTTAGCAGAGTTTGGCAACATTTCGGGTGTAACGGAAGTAAGCGGTCTAGTTACCGGCATCACAAAAGTAGCGGGCAAAAGATTTTATAAATTTGAGGTGCCAAGAGCGACCGCAAATACATCATCTAATGCGACTGCATCGGAAGAGAACGGATCATTATTTTATACTCATCAAGTAGTATTCCCATTAAACAAGAGAGATTCAACAACTGCAAATATAGTTCGTACACTTGCTAAAAATAAGTTAATGGTTGTTACTTTAGATATGGATGGCAATTATCGTATGTACGGTAAGGGTAAGGGTTTATATCTTGCAACAACTGAAAGCGGAAGTGGTACGGCTGCGGGTGATCGTAATGGTTACAATATCACATTAAGTGGAATAGAGGTTGATGATTTTTTACAAGTTAGCGCAACAGTAGGAGCGGCGCTTGAGACTGCGGGATAATTTTATTTAAAGCAGTATTTTATTTATGCCCTACCTACCTGTGAGTAGGTAGGGCTTTTTAAATTTAACAAGATGTTGCACATATATAAAGGGCAAAATAATTACATAATATTTACGGCCGATGAGTTAACAACCATCGCAAGCCCTAAATATTTATTTATTTTTACAAGTGCTACGGATAAAATAGTTAAATTTGTTGGTACAAACATTGTTGATTATAATAGATACCAAAAAATGCTTATCTTGGATAAGGTTTTTAAGAATTACGAAGCCGGCACCTGGCGATATATTATAAGACAACAAGCAAGCTCAACAAATCTTGATCCATTATTGAGCGGTGCAATTGTTGAGGAGGGCTTTATGTATTTGCATGATGTCGCCGAATGTGCGCCAACTGAATACACGGATCAATGTAACGAATTTAAAACATATAATTGTGAGCAATAAATATCATTTAGTAAAGGTCGAATTTGACCAAGCGCAACAACCTAAATTCGAAGAGAAAAAAGGTA